CAACACACCGGTCTTGAATTGACAAACTTTCCATTGTTCACATTTAAGGATCAATTGTTTTATGCTTGGAAAGGTATTGAAAACATTCGGCCTTTTCATTATGGATTCGATCGCGACAAAATGGAAATAGAAATGAAACAACTAATCGACTGGAAAGAATACGGCGGCAAGCATTGTGAAAACATTTATACGGAAATGGTTGGTTCTTATTTGCTACCGGAAAAATTCAACATCGACAAAAGAATCGTTTATCTTTCTGCGCAAGTTCGTTCAGGCAAAATTACAAAAGATGAAGCGCGCGAATTGTTTGATGTGAAATCGACATTTGATTTTGATAAACTTGGACAAGATAAAGAACGAATAAAACAAATGATTTCTTTGAAGGTTGGAAGTCGCGACAATTTCAAAAAATACAATTTCAAAAAATGGAAACCTTTGTTTTGGGTTCTTGAAAAAATGAAGGTCGTTCCGTATACTTTTTATGTGAAATATTGCAAATAATCGAACAAAATAATATAATGTAAAAAGTCATGTCTTATTCAAAAGAGTATATTAAGAATCTTGAACTTTGGTCAATAGAATATATTGAAGAATGTTCGTCGCATAAAAAAGAAACGCTTTCAAACAAAGGTGAAATTATTCTTGTTATGGATCGTCACATTCCGACGATTGATTATTTTTTAAGAATTTGGATTCCGATAATTCGAAAGGAAAAAGGAATTGATCCTTCGACTTGGTATAATTGGTTGAAAGGTGAAGACAAACTAAAATTCGAGACTATAAAAAAGATAGACGAACTTTTCAAATCGCTTGCGTCCGACATCGTCGCCAATGAAGGCAAAGGAATCTTTTACGCAAAGAACCGTCTTGGCATGCACGACCGCCAACAAGTTGAAACGCGCACGGTTGACAAGTTCGACTTTGAATGACGTTGATCAAAGGTTATAAGCCGCACGACAATCAACGAGCGATTCACCAGGCGATTAATTCCGGAACGGAAAAGTATTTCGCTTTGAACATTGGACGCCAGTTCGGAAAGACTTTGCTTGGCATCAACCAATTGTTGTATTGGTCAATCAATGATCCGGGTTGCACGATCGCTTGGATTACGCCGGTTTATAAGCAAGGGAAAAAAGTATTCGCCGAATTGGAAAAGGCTGTCGCAAAGTCCGGACTATTCGAGTTCAACAAATCGGATCTTCGTGTGACTGGATTCGGTTCGTCGATTGAATTCTTTTCAGGTGAACGACCGGACAACATTCGCGGAAATACTTTCGATTACATGGTCATTGACGAAATGGCGTTCACACGTCCGGAACTATGGGACGAAGTATTGTCGGCAACCGTTATGGTAAAAGGAAAGAAGATAATCTTTATTTCAACGCCGAAGGGAAAGAATCACTTTCACCGATTGTGCATGCAACCGAACTATGATGAACGTTATCGTTACATCCATTACACTTCGTACGATAATCCAATGATTGATTCAAGGGAACTTGACGAGCGCAAACGTTCATTGCCGGAACACATATTTCGCCAGGAATACTTAGCCGAATTCTTGGACAATGCGTCCGGCTTATTCAAGGATGTCAAGCTATGCATCGGAACTGGGAACAAGACCAATAAGAATTATGCCGGCCTTGACATCGGACGCGCGGACGATTACACGGTTCTAACTATCTTGAACGATCAAGGACAAATGATTCACGTTCAACGCTGGCGTCACGACGATTGGTCACGAATCATTGACAAGGTTGCCGAAGTCATTCGCCAATATCAAGCGGTCACGTTGATTGAAGTTAACAATCAAGGCGATGTGTTCTTCGAAATGCTACAAGGCAAATGTCGGAACTTGGTGCATCCATTCACCACAACAAGCAAATCGAAGCCGGTCATCATTGAAGACCTTGCGATGTCATTCGAACAAAGATCCATTTCGATATTAAATGAAACATGGTTGATTGATGAATTGGAAAGTTTTACGTACATTTACAACGTGAACACGCGTAACGTCCAATATTCAGCACCGAGCGGAATGCACGACGACGGTGTGATTTCATTGGCGCTTGCCGTTCATTGCTTGAAGAATTACAAACGAAAAGGAATATACCATGTCATCAGAGCATAACTACAAACGAATGGTTGTGCAACAATACATCAAGGATAAGACCGGAAGGAATGTCTTGATTGTTTTTAACAAACCGAACGAAATGGAACGACATCTTTTCTTATTAGATTACGCTTATCGAATCGCAAAAGAATACTATGATAAAATTAAAGCTACCAACAAGAATTGAAGATTGCCGGCCGGATCAGTTGACGAAATGGATCATGTTGACGGATGCAATGAAAGAACGCCAGGACGATGAATGGATTGGAATGATTGAATTTCAATGTCAGATGTTATCAATCTTTTCCGGCTTATCAACCAACAAGATAAAGAAGGGAAACATCCAAGATGTTCAAGAAGCTTCAAACGCTTTGTTCACGATGTTGTCGGAATACAAATCAAGCGATCCAGTTGGAACGGTTGAAATCGAAGGCAAGCAATATCATTTCAATAAAGATTTTAATTTAATCACGACCGGTCAAATCATTGACTTGAAGTTGATTGAAGACATTGCATCCGATCCATGCAAGGCGGTTGCGATATGCTACATTGAAGACGGCCTTGATTATTGCGAAGAAGATTCGAAAGGTCGCATTGTCAATCCGACGGATGTCCGGTACAACTTATTCAAGGAACACTTTCCCGGCGATGAGTTCTTAAATTTCTTCGGTTTTTTTTTGCGCGAATACGAAAGTCGGAATCTCGCTATCTTGGCGATTCAACAATTGAAGATGATGAAGATGAATCTTCAGATGACTCAAGAATTAAAGATTCAGAATGGTTCACTTGGACAAGCATCCTTCATCGATTATCAAAAGAGATGGGACGAAGTGTGGAGTCAATTACAAAGCAACCTTATGTGAAGACATTGTTTTGGATTAATTACTTTAAGCTTGTCGACGAACAAAATCGCATATTAAAGTAATGGCTAATGATTTTGATTTCTTGGAACAATTTGGAATTTCAACAAGTGACGTTGAACAACCGGCCAATGTTTATCAAAAGTTTTTGCTTGATGTCGGGAACAAGGTCACAAAAGATTTATCCGATTTCATAAAACAAAAAGCAAACAATACCGGCGGACTTGCAGCATCGGTCGTTTACTTTCCGACGGGCGCGCTTTCGTTTGAAATTCAAGCGGACGATTATTTCAAGTTTCAGGACAAAGGAGTCAACGCGGTTGGTTCGAACAATCATGGCAGCGAATATAGTTTTCGTTATCCAGGTGTTTCGCACAACATGGCGAAGGCAATCCAAGAATGGAAAGGATTTGAAATCGGTCACGCTTACGCGGTCGCAGCTTCAATCAAGTCGCATGGTATTGCACCGAAGAAAATAATTGAAACGGTCTTGAACGAAAAGGTTCTTGACAAGATAGCGAATGACTTGGCCGAAGTGACCGGCTTGATATTTAGTATTAAATTTGACAAAGCAACACAAAAATAAATGGCAGTAACTATCCAACAAAATCCGCAAGCATTCACAACGGCAAGCAATCCGGTTGTTTTTACTTTTGAATCCGACGAAACGGCACAAGCAAATTTTTCGTACATTGTCGAATTGTATATTGACGGCGCGTTACATTCAACACACCAGGTCTTCCCACAATTTGGCGAACTTGCAAAGTTCAACGCAAGCGAAGCGGTTCGTTCAACATTGGCATCGCCATTGATTACCAACGGATCATTGACGACCAATTACAACACGGCCATTTCAACGGTGTACATTATCGTATCGGAAAAATACGGAACACCGCCGGCCATTCAGCTTGACGCGACATCGAACGCTATCTTTGTTTTTAACGGCGCGTTAAGACATCCGGACTGGATTAATTTTAGTTTCAAAGATTACGACGTTTCGACAACAAACAATTTAACACCTGGCGTCAAGTTCTTGACATCTTGGCCACGAGCAAGGAAAACATTTTGCGGAATGAATGAAAAGATATTTCTTGGATTCATTTCAAGTGACACGTCTTTCAATGTTCGTTTTACATTACG